TTTTATTCAGGGCGTTCCCTCATGATACAACATATTCTAACTTAGTGATAGTTATTATTCTAAACAGGCTTTATGTAGAGGTGTGAAATCAGTCTCTTTTGTCGCCATGCTTCATCATCGGATGTTGGTGCGGGCTTACTTGTATTCGTGATTCTGGGATTCTCCACTAATTACAGGAATATTGTGAGTCAGTGCCCACTCACATGAAAGTATCACTTGTCACCTTGACCCAATGGGATCAATGACCCAATGGATTCCCTGATTAAGTTAGTCAGTGCTTACTAACATCAGACCCACTGGGTGCGCGGGTGCTGTGTGTCGCCCACTGGGTCAGGGTTGCGGTGGTGCCGGGGAGTCGGGGTGCGAGGGGGAGGGGGTAGGGCCAGCGGGTTCGATGGTCCGGCTACGTAGGCATCACAGAAACTCTGAAAATTTTTTAGAAAATCAAAAACCCAATGGGTAAATGCTTCTATGAATCATTGACCCCAATGGGTTCCCTTATCCTTACTACCCCGCCATTGCGCAGGAATCTGTTATGCCCTACACTGAGGACACTATGAAACAAGAGAACACCTCGTTTGTAGGCACGGCTGTCGCCAGTGAGAATCAACTGCCCAACTGGCTGTCCGTGCCTGACCCAGAACCCCTCAGAACCTCGAAGGAGGCAAGGGCGTTGCTGCATGTCGAATATGAGCAAATCTTCGAGAGGGTTGTAGAGGACATCTACCGTGGCCGGTCCCTGCAATCGCTGATTGAGGATGACCACCGGGCCATTTCGTATGAGGACTTCCTGCGCTGGGTCAAGCGTGAACCCACCCGCCACGAGCGATTCAAGGAAGCGCAGGAGATGCGCACTGAGTTCTTGGCTGGGGAGATACTAGAGATTGCCGATGGGGTTGAGGCTATCGACGCCAACTCGAATGACACGGTGAACAGGGACAAGCTGCGCATCGACACGCGCAAGTGGCTCATGAGCGCCCATAACAAGAAACGCTACGGCGAGATCAAGCAGGTTGAACTCGGCGGCACCATCTCCATTACTGAGGCACTGGCGCAGGCCCAAGCCCGGGTGATCGAGGGTGAGGTGATTGACGTGACCCCAAGACTGGAGAACTGATGCAGAAACCCCGGTACAGCCCAGAAGATGAGCAGACGCTCATGTCGCAGCTTTGGAGTCCTGCCCTGAAGGACGACCCCGAGGCGTTTGTGCTGTTTGCGTTCCCTTGGGGGCAGAAGAACACCCCACTTGAACACTTCAAAGCCCCGCGCACATGGCAGCGTAGGGCGCTGCGCAGGATACGGGACTTCATCAAAGAGAACCGGGGCAAGCAGAGCAACGACGAGTTGATCGACGCGCTGCGCAGGGCCGTCAGTTCTGGCCGAGGCGTGGGCAAGTCTGCACTCGTGTCGTGGCTGATCCTGTGGATGCTGACAACCCGCATCGGGTCAAGCGTCATCGTGTCGGCCAACAGCGAGAACCAGTTGCGCAAAGTGACGTGGGGCGAGTTGACCAAATGGGTCACGATGGCGATCAACGCCCACTGGTGGGAACCCACGGCCACGAGCCTGAACCCGGCCAACTGGTTGACCGATCTGGTCGAGCGTGACCTGCGTAAAGGCACCCGGTACTGGGGAGCCGAGGGGAAGCTGTGGAGCGAGGAGAACCCAGACGCCTATGCCGGTGTGCACAACATGGACGGCATGATGGTGATCTTCGACGAGGCGTCAGGTATCCCAGACAGCATCTGGTCCGTGGCTGCGGGCTTCTTTACCGAGAACATCTTGGACCGGTACTGGCTGGCGTTCAGCAACGGTCGACGCAACACCGGGTACTTCTACGAAGCCGTGGACGGCAGCAAGCGGGAGTTCTGGGAGAGCGAGAAGATCGACGCCCGCACGGTCGAGGGCACCGACAAGACCATCTACCAGCAGATCATCAACGAGTACGGTGAGGACTCGGACGAGGCGCGGGTCGAGGTCTACGGTGACTTCCCCAAGTCGGGCCAAGACCAGTTCATCACACCACACATCGTGGACGATGCCATCAAGCGGCCCCTGTACAAAGACATGACCGCGCCCATCATCATCGGCGTTGACCCGGCCCGGGGCGGCATGGACAGCACCGTGATCGCCGTGCGCCAAGGGCGGGACATCGTGGCGATCAAGCGGTTCAAGGGCGAGGACACCATGAGCGTGGTGGGCCACGTCATTGACGCCATCGAGGAGTACCGGCCAGCGTTGACTGTGATCGACGAAGGAGGTCTGGGGTACGGCATCCTTGACAGATTGACCGAGCAGAAGTACAAAGTGCGCGGGGTCAACTTTGGTTGGAAAGCCAAGAACCCGACCATGTGGGGCAACAAGCGGGCTGAGATTTGGGGTGCGATGCGCGACTGGCTCAAGACCGCCAGCATCCCGCAGGACAGGCTGCTCAAGTCCGACCTGATCGGCCCGATGAAGAAGCCCAACTCGGCTGGCACCATCTTCTTGGAGGGGAAGAAGGAGATGAAGGCCCGTGGAGTTGCGTCACCCGATGCGGCTGACGCCATCGCTGTAACATTCGCGTACCCCGTGGCACATCGGGAGTACAATGACCGCACAATCACCCGGCGCAACGCTCAAAACGGTGCTGCCCTCACCTCTTGGATGGGAAGCTAGACATGCCCCTTGTCAAATCACCCTCAAAAGAGGCGTTTCGCAAGAACGTCAAGGCCGAAGTAGCCGCTGGCAAGAAGCCTGCCCAAGCAGTTGCGATTGCCTACTCGGTCAAACGTGAAGCTGCCCAAAAACCCACAATGAAGCCCAAAAAATGACCATTCAAGCCCTGCAAGACTGCCTGATCGTGCGCCCAGACATGGAGAAACACGAGCTTTTCATCCTGCTCAAGCAGAAACAAACAGGCACAGGTGTGGTAATCTCCGCTGGCCCCAACACCAAGGACGTAAAAGTCGGTGACAAGGTGCTATTTGGTGATTCCATCGGACAAGACCTAAAATACGAGGGTGACAACCTTCTGGTTATGAGGGAATCACACACCCTCGGAGTATTTGACGCATGAAAGACACCACCGGAATCGTAGCCGCAGCAAATGTGGCAAAAAACGGACCGAACCCGTCAAAAGGCGGTTCCGAGGAAATTCTGACCGTTGCCCGTTCACGTTTGAACACCGCAATGACTGCGTTTTCCGAGACTCGGGAAGACGAACTCGACGACTTGCGGTTCTACGCAGGCTCTCCAGACAACCAGTGGCAGTGGCCCGCTGATGTGCTCCAGACCCGTGGCTCTTTGCAGGGTCAAACGATCAATGCCCGCCCCTGCCTGACCATCAACAAGCTGCCGCAGCACGTTCACCAAGTGACGAACGAGCAGCGCATGAACCGTCCTGGCATCAAGGTGATTCCGGCTGACGACAAGGCCGATGTGGACATGGCAGACGTGTTCAACGGCGTGATCCGTCACATCGAGTACATCTCGGATGCTGACGTGGCCTACGACACCGCCTGCGAGAACCAAGTGTCCTACGGCGAAGGCTACATCCGGGTGTTGACCGAGTATTGCGACGACAAGTCGTTCGATCAAGACATCAAGATCGGGCGCATCCGCAACAGTTTCAGCGTCTACATGGACCCCTTGATCCAAGACCCCGCAGGCGCAGACGCCCGCTGGTGCTTCATCACGGAAGACATCCCCAAGGCTGAATACGAGCGTTTGTACCCCGATGCAGCGCCTATCAGCACCCTCATGAGCCTTGGCGTGGGCGATCAATCCATCGCGCAGTGGATCGGTGAAAACACCATCCGCATCGCCGAGTACTTCTACATCGAGTACGAGAAGCACACGCTCAACCTGTACCCCGGCAACCAGACTGCGTTCAGCGGTACGCCCGAGGACAAGATGCTGCGCGACATGTTCGGCAAGCCGATCCGCAGCCGCCAAGCTGACCGCAAAAAGGTCAAATGGTGCAAGATCAACGGCTACGACATCCTTGAGGAACGCGACTGGGCTGGTGCCTACATCCCCGTGGTGCGCGTGGTCGGTAACGAGTTTGAGGTAGACGGCCAGATGTACGTGTCGGGCTTGGTGCGCAACGCCAAGGATGCCCAGCGCATGTACAACTACTGGGTGTCGCAGGAAGCTGAGATGCTGGCGCTGGCCCCCAAAGCCCCGTTCATCGGGTACGGCGGTCAGTTTGAAGGCTACGAGCAGCAGTGGAAGACTGCCAACACAAACAACTGGCCTTACCTTGAGGTCAATCCTGACGTTACAGACGGTCAAGGCGCTGTGTTGCCACTACCCCAGCGGGCACAGCCTCCAATGGCCTCCAGCGGCCTCCTGCAAGCCAAGGCAGGCGCTGCCGAAGACATCAAGTCGGCCACCGGCCAGTACAACGCATCGCTGGGCATGACCAGCAACGAGCGTTCTGGCAAAGCCATCTTGGCCCGCCAACGCGAAGGTGACATCGGCACCTACCACTACGTTGACAACTTGGCCCGTGCGATCCGTCACATTGGTCGTCAACTCGTGGACCTGATCCCCAAGATTTACGACACCGAGCGCATCGCCCGCATCATTGGTGAAGATGGTGAGCCATCGACCGTCAAGATGAACCCGATGCAGGAAGAACCCGTCAAACGGATCGTGGACCAAGAAGGTGTGCTGATCGAGAAAATCTACAACCCTGCTGTCGGCAAGTACGATGTGCGCGTGATCACCGGCCCCGGCTACGCCACCAAGCGTCAGGAAGCCTTGGAGAGCATGGCCCAGTTGCTGCAAGGCAACCCACAGTTGTGGCAAGTCGCTGGCGACTTGTTTGTCAAGAACATGGACTGGCCCGGTGCCCAAGACCTCGCCAAGCGGTTCAAGAAGACCATCGACCCCAAAGTGCTGGCCGACGAAGACGATCCAGCTTTG